CCAGTTTCGGGATCTCGAAACGCTTACCGCCGACAAACGGCACCCAGCTTGGGATAGAGAAACCGGCACCGCCGATATATGTGTTCCAGATACGTTTAATACCGTTTACCGCGCTTTGGAACGGTGTTTTAATCGCGTCCCATACCTTGCTGAACACACCAAACACTTTATCTTTCAGCCCGCTAAAGAATCCCATGATAGTGTTCCAGCCGCCGACAACGATCCCTTTCAGGGCACCCCACGCCCCGGAGGCAATAGATTTAATCGTGTTCCAGATAGTGCTAAACACTGTGGAGATGCCGCCCCAGATACTGGACCAGATACCGGAGATAACATTAAGACCCGTGGTGAACAGACCCGAGAAAACACCCCACACCGTGGAAAACACGGTGGAGATAGTGTTCCAGATAGTGGAAAACACGGTGGAGATAACACCCCAGATAGTGGACCAGACAGAGGACAAAACATTCAGTCCCGCGATAAGCACAGGCGAAATGGTTGCCCACACCGTGGAGAACACGGTAGAAATAACCGTCCAGATAGTGCTAAACACGGTGGAGATAACACCCCACACGGCGGACCATGTAGCGGAAATAACCTCCATACCCGTAGTCAGCGCGGGAGAAATAACACCCCAAACCGTGCCAAACACGGTAGAGATAACACCCCAAACGGTACTAAACACGGTGGAGATAACCGTCCATGCCGTGGAGAACGCCGAAGAAACAGAATCCCACACGCCAAGAGCAAGCTCCTTGAAACTCTCCCATGCCCCGCTGATAAACTCCACAACCGACTGAACGATTGCCTGACCGGTCTCCGTTTTGGTGAAGAAATACACCAGCGCGGCACTAACCACACCAACCACGGCCGCGATCGCGGCAAAAGGACCGGATATACCCATCAACACGGGCACAAACCGTGACACAAGAGGAATAATACGGGTGAAAATACCGCTAAACAGTGTCCCGAACGCCTTAACACCCACAGAAGCAAGATTAAAAGCAACACCCAGCGGCTTAAACAGCAACCCTACACGGCTGATAAGCTTACCGAAGAAACCCATCTTGCCGCCCGCAGACGCGATTCCCCCGACAAAAGACGCAATAGAACCGCCCGCATACTGCAAACTCCCCACAAACCCGAGAATCCTCACAGCCGCGAACGCCTTACCCAAACCGCTTATCACCGTCACGGCCGCACCGTTGGCAATAATAATAGCCAGCGCACCGCCTACCAGACGCAAAACATTATTTAACGGTGTGCCTTTCGCCGTCACGGTCTCAAACCATGAGGCAAGGGAATCAAAAGCATCACACACCGGGTCAATAACCGTTTTCAAAGTATCAAACGCCGGAGAAAGAACATCACGTAACGTGTCACACAGACCGCTGAGAACCGGGGAAAGAAGTTCTATCGCCGTTTTCAAAACATCAAAACCGAGCCGCACCAGATCGGCAACAATCGGTGTCACCCGGTTAATAATATCCGCCAGCGGGGGCAGGGCATCATCAACAAGATGCATAAACACCGGTGTAACGGAAATAATCCCGTCCAAAAGCGCCCCGCCTATCACGGAAGTGAACTTCTCCAACACCGGGACAACATCCTCAACCGTATTGGTCAGCGAGGGCATAAACCTTTCCGCGAACAGCTGGAGTTTCGGGGCAAGATCATTAAACGCCTTAACCAGCGACGGCAGAATTATATCCGCCAGTTTCGCAATATAACCAAACTCAAACACCGTCAGTTTGGAGAAAGACTGTGCCGCCGTGCCGATAACCGGGGCAAGATTGGAAAGCGTCCCGCCCAGTTTCTCAAACACGCCCCCCAACCCGGAAGCAAAACTCTGCACCGCAGGGGCAACATCTTTAATAATCCGTGTAAAAGCAGACCCTATAGCCGTGATTCCCTGTATCAGTTTCGGACTGGTCAGCGCAGAACCGAGCGTATCAATCACCGCGCCGCCCAAAGAACCAAACACGGACACCATCTGCCCCAGCTGCCGCCCGACCCCGTTGGCTTTCAAAATCAGGCCGCCAAGCGCATCGGTCACAGCCGACGCGCCCTCATGCACACCCCGGAAGAAATCAATGGAATTCTTTGCGAACACCGGGTTGGAAACCGTTTTATAAACCCTGTCCATCCGATCGGCAAACGAACCCACACCACCGGAAGCCTTATAGGCATACTGTGCCACCGTGCCCAGTGTTTTAAGCAGATTCCAAACAGATTTGGCGAAAACAGCCAGTGCTTTGACACCGTTATTCACCCATGCATCAAGTCCGCCTTTGGAATTTTCTATCCCGGTAAGCCACGCATCGAATTTTGTAACGAGGGAATCAATCCATTTCCCGAACGCGGGGAAACACTTCGCCCCGGCGGCAACAAGTTTCATCACCCCGGGAACAAGACGCTCCATAGAACCGCTCATGTTTTGAAAACCAAGAGACGCATAATGCGTGGTATCGGTTATCTGCTGCGCGGATTTACCCACACCCTTAGCGATACCCGCGATAAACATTCCAACCGAAGACCCCAGTTCTTTCAACGGTGTCGTTGTTTTAACACCGTTAGCCGAAAGAACAGTCATGTTTTTATTCAACGCGGCAAAAACCTTATTCGCGTTTTCCAGCATAGGCATACGCGCCTGAGACCAGAAAGTATCCGATATGGTCTTTTTCGCACTGTTCAGCGTCCCAAGCATCGGTTTAAGCTGTGTCCCCGCCTGCGCGAACGCTATTTTAAGCACACCCGCGCCCAACGCGAGAGAAGCCATAATCCCCGCAGCCGGGGCGAGCGCGGGGGCAATGTTTTTAGCGGTTGCGCCTATACCGCCGACAACGGTTAAAAGGCTTGTGCCCATCATTGACAGACCGGAGAACACCCCGCCGAGAACCATGATTTTTTTCGTTAAAGACTGCAATTCTTTAGATGCGCGCATAACCTCATAGAATTCCATCTGGATTTTCCAGCGGAATACTTTACGCAGCCCGATACGCTTATATATGCGGTAGAGAGACTTCAGCCCGTCAAGGGAGACACGTCCGCGAATCTGCATCGCTTTCTTATATGAACCGGCAAAGTTTTTCAGTCGTTTACGTATGTTACCCGCGTTTTTAATAAGTGCGCGTACGCCTTTAACCGCTTCGCTGCCGTTGAACCTGACCCGCCAGTTAAAGATTTTCCGTGCGGCAATATCCTTATATGTGCGGTAGAGAGACTTCAGTCCGTCAAGAGTGACACGCCCGCGAATCTGTAGTTTTTCCCGGCATACGGCGGCGAAGTGTTCAACACGGGTCAGCATATCCCCGGCGGTGAATTTAACCCGCCAGGGCAGATCACGCAGCATTTTCGGTGACTGTTTGATAAAGTCCCGGATCCCTTTAACCGCTTTACCCGTTTCCACCCTGATTTGCAGGGGGAGATCATGCAGTTTTTGAGACACCAGTTTAACAAAGTCCCGGATCCCTTTAACGGCTTTCCCTGTCTCCACCCTGATTCTCAAACGCACATCATGGAGTTTTTTAGACACCAGTTTAACAAAACTCTGAATCTTTTTAACCGCTTTACCCGTTTCCGCCCTGATTCTCAAAGGCACATCGCGCAGCATTTGGGACGTCCGCTTAATAAAACCACGGACTTCTTTAACGGCTTCCCCCGTATCCAACCGGAACACCCAGTCAAAAAACCTATCCTCATATTTAAGATAAAAAGCCGCCACTTTACGGGAAACATCTTTTATATTGTCAAAAACAATACGCCCCCGCAAAAGCATAGCTTTCCCCAGCGAAGCAACAAGCCGACGCACACGCGCCCGCGCATAGGCAACATTAAACCCGATCTTCCAAGAAACAGAGCGGAGACTCTCACCCAAAGCACGCCGCGAAGAGCGCGTAATAAAAGGTCTCAACGGCAGTGAAAGATCCCTGCCCACCTGCTTAAAAAGCCGATGAATACCCCCAACCGTCTTATTCTTATCCAGACGCCCGTCAATAATAGCTTTCACACCCGAAAGAGCATAAGAAACCCTCTCCCGCAGCTTATAACCCTCGTTCAGATCCCACTCGGTAGAAACTTTCACCCGGAAATCAGTTTTAAGATTAGCGAAACGGTCACTGATATTCTTACGCACATCAGACAAAAACTTTTTATCCAACTGCGGAAACACCCACGGTCTCAAAGTAGGAAAATGCGTGAAAAACGTGTTCTTCAACCCGTCAAACGTGCCCGGTTTCCACACACCGCCCACAGGTGCCCAAAACGTCTCCCCCCGAATCTGTTTCTCAATCCGATGCACATCTTTAACACGGGGAAACACAACAAACTCAACAGGACGCCCACCCAAAAGCTTCTCAACACGCGCCCGCTGCTCAATAAACGATTTATCATCAAGAAGCGCCCGCATCTTAACCATCAGCGCATCTTTTTCCGCACGGGAACGCAAAGGCGTAAGAATACTGTTAAGCTCTTTACTTAACTCTTCTTCCCGCTCTTTAATCCGCGCATGAATATATGCCGTGCGCTCCTGACCCGCGAGATGATCCAGCCGCTGATCAACATATTTACCCGCAATCTCATCATATTTCGCTTTAATAGATGCCTGAATATCGGATGCGAGCGCGCGGGCTTTTTCTGTTTCGCGTTTGAACTGGTTTTCGTCCAGTTCACCGGTGATTTTGGTTTTGACAGGGTTTCGGCGGAGTTTTTTCTCTATTGCGCGTAACTTGTTTACGGTTTCGGAGTAGAAGTTTCCGAATTCCGGTTCTACGTTTACTTTGATAACGCCTACTGTGCGTCCTGCCATTATTATTCACCGCCTGATCACTGTTGCACCACCATCCCGGGGAAAACAGTGTTTATGTCGTTTAACGTTTTTATCTGTGTTTGCGTTTCCTCGTTTTTTAATGCTTCAAGCCGGCTGTCGGGGCTTCCCTGATACGGCTCTGTTTCTGCGATTTTTTTGTTTCCGCCTACGAGACGGGCGATAAGGAGCTGTGTTACTCTGAGTTCTTCGACGATGCAAGCCAGAGCCGCTGTTTTTGCGCTCCAGCCGTAGAGTTTTTCGTCTCCTGCCTGTTCTGCGCGGGAACGTGCGGCGGATTCGTAGGGGATGCGTTCAAGCAGATCGCAGAAAACACGTACCTTTGCCGGGGTTGTGAGGTCGTCTACCGTGATTCGGTAAAGTGCCCACATATCCCCGGCAAGGTGCGGTGTCGAATCTACTATTTCGCAGAGCCGAACAATTCCCCCACTGCCGCCAGATAGGTGTAGGCGAATTCCATTGCGGCTGTTGTGTCGTCTCCGAAAGCCTCGTTAAAGGCTGCCTGGTCGCGGGCGGCGTTTAGCGATACCCATTCGAAACAGTCGGCGGCAGTAGCCATCATGTCCGCGAGGTCGCCCATATGCGGGTTGTTTTCTTTTCCTAAGCCGCTGTATTTTTCCAGTTGTGTCATCATGGATACGGCTCTCATGCGTGTCTGTGGGGTAAGTTCCCCGGGCGCATAGCATAAAGAGTATTGCGGGTATTGTGCGAGCAGCTCGATAGGTGTTTTTTCTTTCGCGGCTACTGTCTTGTTTTTAACTGTTGCTGTGTGAGTTGTCATTTTTCCTCCCTGTTTTGGGTACCTGTTTTGTTTTGCCGTGTTTCAAAGTGTTTAGGTGGCGGCGGCTGTAAACAAGGCAGAAACCAGCCGCCGCCCTATAACGTCAGTGGTTTTCACCCGGTGCGGATTTTACTTCCGCGCGGGGAGTGAAAAACTCTAACGTTGTACCGCTCTTGGGGGATCCCTGAGCGGTAGCTTTCAACTGGATTTCAAAGAATCCGTCGGTGGAGATAGACGGGGCTTCACCGATGGAAATGGATGCGTTGGGCATATGGATTGCCGCGCGTCCGTTCTTCGAGTCTTTCATCACGACCAGAAGAGCCTTGTCGGTAGACCCGGCGTTACCCCCGAACGAATGGGATTTCTTCGACTCGTCCCATTTACCGTTAGGCAGCGCAAGGGCAAGCGTTTCTTTCGTGATTTCCAGTGCGTTCACGGTGGCAGACCATGTGGTTGCGGCCAGTTCGGAACGCAGTGAGGGATTCTCCCACGATCCGAGCACATTGGAATCCCCGCCGTCGGCGGAAAGGGCAACATTGTTTTCCCGTGAGGTATGCCCGAGCCACTTCCATGCCCCGAGGGTGTCCGGTTTGGTATAGTCAATCTTTGCAATATCCGGTACATCGGTGTCTACCGGGGCGAGAAGAACAAATCCCGTACCGGGGATAATGAAATCTGTATTAGCCATTATTTTTATCCTTACTGTTTCTAAATATGGGAAACACACCCGCGCATATGGGGTGTGCCGTGTGTCTGATGATTTATGTCAGCCGTAATGCCCGGTTATGCGCAGGGCAAAAGATACGGCTTTATGCGCCTGTGAAGAATAGTTGTGGGGGATAAGACGCGGCAGTGTTTCGGGTGTGCATGAAACAGCATCCCCGATCTGTCCGCTGTTTACCGCTTCACGGATTTTATACATGAAATCGTAGGCGTTTCTAAACGCCTTGGATCTGTCGGTGCTGAAAACCTGTATATCGGTTATCCATACCGCGCCCAGCATTTTATCCCCGATAGGGAACGGCACAGCCGAAACTGTGACCGTGTCACCATCGGTTAAATCCGTTACACCAACCCCGACACCGGCTTTGATCCCGGGATAGTGTGCGCGCAGGAAAGAAATTATTGACGGCTCGATACTTATCATGCGTCCTCTGCTCCCATTCCCCCGCAGGCAATAGCGGCGTTGCGCATAAGATGCAGACCGTTTACCCATTTCGCGCCCCGGCGTACCGATACCCCGTGTCCGTGCGATGGTTTGCGCGGTTTGCTTACGCCTTTGCTGCCTGGTGGTTTGACGGAAGTGTTTTTTTCGCTCAGCACGTGCCCGAATTCCAGATGTGCCGCGTATGGTGTTTCGCATACGACCTGTACATCCACTCCGCGTCCTTTCTTTTTCCCGTCCAGACGCGGCGAGGTATGAATAGAAGTCTGGTATGCCCCCGATACGCGATGCGCGGAAGCGGATACCATGATTTTCGCGTTACATTTTTCCGCCGCCGCCCACAGCTCGGGTGCCTGAGCGACTTTTGAGGAAAGAATCTTGTTAAAATCCGTCCCCCGGTAAAACATTTTCACCATTACTGTTTCCTTTCACCGCTACCAGCCGCCCGTAGACTTCTATATGCTCGGTCAGTGCGGACCCGGCGAATCTCTCTGTGTGTCCTACCTGCTCGAATGTGTTTCCGTCCCAAACGAAACGGCAGTTTTCGTGTCCTGCCCATTCGCGGGCGATGACTTTCACCGCCGTAGCGGGGGCAATAGCAAGATCACTGGTTTCGTTCGCGTTTTGCCATTGAACGGTGCAACGCTGCGTAACAGGTTCACAGGGTGTTGAGTGTTCTTCTCCCCACTCGTTCACCGTAAGACGCATAGGGTAAACGGTTACGGTCATGCGTCCGTCTCGTAAGCTCAAAGCCGCCCCCGCCTTTCACGTTCAAGAACAGGATTCACCACCGTGAAACACTGTTCCGCGACACCCAAAGCCACCTTATCTGTTTCTGTTACTTCCAGTCTGCCCGAGGCGGTCACACGGTCACGCTGGTAAGAATACTGTCCGTCGTTTTCCGCGAGGAATCCCTCCGGGTTTCTCAGTCTGCGGGCAACGATTTCAGCCTGAACATCCTTAACCGTGTCCCAGCCGCACAACGGTTCTTCCGCCATGCGATCCGGGTACAGGGCACGGATTTTCCTCTCCGCCTGAGCTAAAAGAACGGGGATATACTGTTTTTCCGTTACTGTCAGCGCACGCAAAAGACAGGCTTCAACATCCGCTACGGACGCGGGCACGAAAACATTTCCCTGCGGCTCATCCTCACGCATAACCAACACCACCTTTTAACCGGTTTTATTTCTTCACCGGCTGCTTCTTATCCCTGTCCTTGTCCTCTGTTTTTTCCCATTCCCCGCCAATATGGCAGTCGGGGGAGACAACAGCGACAGTGCCGTAAACTTTATGTCTTATCTTCAAGACAGCCCCCTTTGTGATTACTTCAGCTTATAGGTGACGAAATCGTTTACGTCACGGATCGCCCAACCGAACTGTGCCTCAATCAGATAGGCTTCCATGTTCTGCTGGAACAGGTTCACCTGCGTTCCCCCGTCATTAATCACGCCCGTATCGGTCTTGCGGTAGGTAATGTTCTCCACGTAACCGAACTTCATATTATTCTCAAAATCCCCGCCGATAAGGCGAATCTTGGAATCTTCCAAAACACCCATCTTGCCGCCGACAGCCTTGGAGAATCCCACGGGCAGACCCATAAGATCCGGCATCGGATCAGCCAGATTAACGCCCCCGTGTGTGGCATCGCCAGAAAAGATCGGCAAACCATTGGCATAGCGCGCACCAAGCAGTTTCACACGTATCTTCGGATCTGCCGCAAAACCGGTAACATCACCCTCAGCGTCGGTTACAAGCTGATAGCCTGCGAGAATATCGCCCGCGAGACCGCCCTTGTCGGCAGTCGCGGTATCCAGCTCCACAGACTTATTCGTCTGCGCCACATATTCCACACCCGGGATAACCGCACCGGTCACACCGTCTTTACCATGCAAAATAGCCAGATCAATCGCGCGGCGTACCGCATCTGTACCTGACTGCTTAAACATAGCCATATAGCCCAGCGGGTTAGCCTGACGGGCTTCCTTAGACCAATACATGATCGCCGCGACCTTAATCGGGCGGGCAAGCTTTGTGGCAACCTTGCTTTTAATAACGGGTTTCATGCCGCCCTCGGCAACCACACCCGCGATCGGTTCCCCAACCTGGAACGCCATCGCGCCCCCGGTAATCGGCATAGGAACATTACCCACAAGGCGACCGATCAGAGAATCACCGTAAGCCTTGGTCATAATCTCTGTGGCAAGCGGCTTGGGAATAAGTCCCTCAGTCTTGGACAGTTCCGCAATAGTAGTTGCATTAGCACCCAAATCAGCCATAATTATTAACTCCTTAAAAAGAAAACACGCCTTTTAGGCGTGTCATATAAACAAAACAACAGATTTATCTACATAAATCCCAGAGCCTTAGCTTCCTGTACCAGCGACGCATCCCCGGATGGATCTTTCGCCTGAGACTGTACCGGATCGGGGGCATAGCCTTTCTTCCGTTCCGATGCGTCCCCGCCGCGCAGTGAAGAAAGCATATCAGCCATCTGTACCCATTCTTCCTCTTTATCACCGTTCAGCGCGGCAATAAGATTAGCGGGAAGTGAACGCTCGGCAAGGATACGTGTCTTGGTTGATTCCCTCAGATCACTGTCACGTTTAGCCAGTTCTTCGGTTGCTTCACCATACTTCTTTTCCAGTTCCCCAACCTTGGATTCCAACACTAAAGTGTTCTCCCGCGTCTCACGCAACTGTGTTTTCAGCTGCCTGTTTTCCGCGCGAAGATTATTAACCAAAGTATTTGCACGCTCGGAATCAAATTCCTCATCCGCCCAAATCTTTTTATTGCCCGTCTCGGGTGTGTTATCTTCCGCGTGGCTATCCGTATCCGTGTTTTTTGTTTTAACGTCGCTCATAAACAAACCGACCCTTTCAAATATTCCCCTCCGTGTATCTCACAGTCGGGAGAAACCTGTCATTCTATCCTTATAGATGTCAGGAAATCTTTCTTTGTATCTCCCGATATTTCGCGGAAGAAACCTCCATCAGACCGGGAACGTGTTTTAACGCCGCCGCCCGCCCTTTTTTCTCAATCCATTTCGCGAACTGCGCGGCGGTAAGTTTAACACCATGCTTTTTCGCGTATCTGCTGAAATCGGAGTAAACCGTTTCCGCCCCGCGCACTATCTCCTGCCCCGTATATTTATTCCCTCTATACACGGGGACGCTTTTACAGTCACAGCCCCAATGATACGGGTACCGCCCGGTAACGGATTTCATCGCTTTCACGCCCCCGCGCTTCTTAATCGTTTTCGCCGAAAGCTCGGTAGCGGATTTTTTATATACCGCACCACGGGAACAAAGCAAAAGACAAAAAGAACAGGTAAAAATCCCCTGCGGGATACGCGCATACCCTATCAAAGCACCTTTACCCGGCAGTTTTTCACCCGTTAAACGGGCAAGGACTTCCTCGGCTTCCTCCAACGCCGAACGGTCGGAAAAATCATACTCGACAGGCACATCGGAAATATCAACACCGTAAGTATCGGTATCCCCAAACACCGCCGCATATTCCGTCTCGATCTCATGCCTTAAATCAGTGAAAACCGGGTGACGGCGGGCAGTGCCCCCAATCTGCCCCATACCGCTGTCACTGGCAGTGAAAAAACGCCGCAACGGCTGACCATGCGCACGCGCCTTACGGTAAGCACCCATACGCACGGAAACATCATCCTCAACCATACCCACGGCAGCGCGGGAAGCACACGACTCAACCAGAGACCCCAAACGGCGCATAAGAGATTTAACAAGCCGCTCCCTGCTCTGATTAGGCACATTCCCATACAGACGCAGCGCGGCGCGAAGCGCATCATCAACCAAAACGGGAGACACACCCCCCATACCCGGCACATACGGGAAAGACGCACCATATCGGCGTGCCTCAGCCCTCAGAAAACCAACCTGCCCCGCCCACGCAAGATACGCCGCGTAACGCACAAGCGGATAAACAGCATCACTCAACGATCTCAGGGAAACAGTGCCCCCAGTCGCGCCCCTCTCGGCAAGATACTCCTCAATCTCCCCGCCCAACGCGCTGTTCACACGGCGAACCCAAAGAAAAAGCCAAGCCAAAGTGAAAGAATCAATCTCCCCATCGGAACCGTGACCGCCCGCCGATGTATTCCTCACCGCAGACCCTTCTCCACGGCTTTATCCTCATTACCCGGGGTAACCTCATCGGGATCCTCTTTCATCTTCGGCACACTGCCGACACTGACCGCCCCGAAATCATCCTCACCGATCTTCTCCGTAACCTGCTCGCGAAGATTCTCCCGCTTCCTCTGCTCGGGTGTTAAAGGCAAAACCTCACGCGCGGTACGCGAAGAAAGAATACCCTGCGAATGAGCCTGTAAAATAGCCTGATTACGTGCCGCCACCGACGGTAGGGAAACATCAGACCATGCAACCGACAAATCATTCAGTTTTTCCTCAATAACACCCTTATCCACGCCGTCAAGAGCAAGATTCACACGCGCCCACTTCGCCCAAGCGTCCCCGAACACCTGTTGTTTACGCTCGCCACGGGTAATGAAACGCTCCTTTGCGGTCCGCATAGCCTCGGCAGACATCGGATTCCCCGCCGCCGAAAACCCAAGCATGGACGGCGGCAAACCGGGAATCTGCTAAAGCTGCGCAGCCACCGCCAGAATGTACTCCACCAAT